TTTGCTTTAGAAATAGTATCTAAACCATTTACTCCTACTTGTAATTGTACGCCAACTAACTGAGTAACTTGAGGGTTATTATCGGAGTCTTTTGTAAGTCCGTCCCACTGAGAAATTCTTAATCCTTTTACGTGTTCAGGCGAGGTTTCAACCCTATCTAATGCTTCATCTAGTCTTTGGTGTATTAGTTTACGGTTGAATTTTGGCATGTTTATTATCCTCACCTTTTACGTTTCTATATATAAAATATATACATAAAAAAAACACTTAGTAAGAACTAAAGTGTCGTTATAAAAACATGGCTCGGAGACTTGGATTCGAACCAAGATTAACGGCTTCAAAGGCCGACTTCCTACCATTAGAAGATCTCCGATTGTGGTGACCTCGGCGGGATTCGAACCCGCGATAACCAGGATGAAAACCTGGCGACTTAAGCCACTTGTCAACGAGGCCACATGGTGGAGAGTCAGGGAATCGAACCCTGTCCTGTTCCTTGCAAAGGAACTGTGCTAGCCGTTATCACTAACCCCCCATATGGTGCGGGTACGAGGACTTGAACCCCGACTTCTAGTTTGGAAAACTAGCTTGCTAGCCATTAAACAATATACCCGCATATGGAGCCTCGAGAGGGATTTGAACCCACAACCTTCACTTTACAAAAGTGTTGCTCTACCGTTGAGCTATCGAGGCATTTTTATTAAAAAAACTCCATCTTGTGGAGTTCTGCCTTTTTGTATACTTAACAAAACTCCTTAGGAGATAGTGCCTTCCGCAGTTTGTTCTGTAGTGTATACCATATTCTTATAATATACACCTACAGAGTAAAAGTCAAATTAATAAAAATATGTAAGATCGTTTATTTGTTGTTTTGATAGTTTACCGTTTACTGGTACGTAAGTTTCTTGCCACTTTGTTTCGATTTCAACAACTTCTACGACTAAGGGTAAATTTATGTATTTACGCTTGTACATTTCTTTATGACATACTAAACACTTTACTCTTACGTAACTATAAAAAGGTTCACTAAACCAGTGATAGCGTACAGGCTTATAGCGAACTAGATTATGTTCTCTACCCACCCTACCTCTACACCACCGATTAGTGTCTTTTTTTGACTTAGGTTTATTTTCTGTGGGTTCTTTGTATTTTAAATATAGGCCATGCGAACGCCAGCCTGAATGATCTTTTTTTAATCGTGCCATTTGTTACTCCTTAGTTAACTAAGTCATAACTATTCTCCTTACGGTATTTAGCTTTTGTTCTTTCTTTGCTATTACCTAGCCATCTATGTTGAGTACACATTGTACAGCGAACAGAGCGTTTTGATTTTTTACGCTTAAAGTTCGCCATTACACTGTACTCCTTTCGTCAAAAATAACAATACGAGTAATTTTATAGCTAGTGAAGCTTATAAAACCTAGTGCCCCTACATATAACCCGTTCGTTGGCATTAACACTACTGTAGGGGCATTGACTTACTATAAAAGTCGTGTAAAAAGCTAGTGTCTTATCCAACTACTTTTATAATACCACAGAACAGTCGGGGCAAGGACAGCTAATCATATGTACTCCCGAACACGTACCGTTTTTACAACCTACACACGACTTATGTAAACATTGCGTATTGCTAGAAGTATCGCTACTAATATACGGTATGTTGTTAACTAATTTGTTATATTTACATGCACTACTAATACATTTCTTACCATTTAAAATTAAATGTCCATTTGGACACACTAAAGACGCAGAACTATTGGTATTTGTTTGGTAGGTATAAGAAACGTTAGATGATCGTAACGCACTGGTTATAGCATAGCTATTTGAGGTGTTTTGGCTATTAGCTGCTATATAGTTGTTAATAGTTTTACCGATATTGTCCATAGCTCCTAGCGCAGGTAAATTTTCCTCATATATCCAAACCTTAATGTATTTACCCTTACGCATTTTGTAGACTTTCTTTGTCATCAGAATAAAACGTTCCGGAATTAGAACCACTTGTTCTTACATAATTGACTGTATTTGCAGACATAGATGCAAAAGCTTTAACTGTTCCTGTAGCGGTAGACCTATAGACGGATACATTACCGGCTTTAAATCCGTAAGCTTGAGTAACAGCCCATGCGTCTTGGTTAGCGCCTAAATAAGTAAATGTCCAGTTTTTCTTTTCCAGTTTTGTTACTAAATCGTGTAATTGTTTTGAATTATATTCGCTCGAACAATTTTCAGCACCGTCAGTAATGATTAAAACGAGTGCGTTGTCGTTCTTTTTAACTTTACTTTTATTTTCATTTATAGTCTTACATACGGCATCAATTAGGGCAGTTGAGCCACGTGGCTGATAGTCGTTTCTTGTTAGCTTTTTAGACTTTTTTATTGGAGTAGAATCGTTAAAAACAATAATTTCATGATCAAAAAGAACTGTAGTTAATATAACGTCTTTTTCCTTACTTAAACTTTTTAGATATTCGTTATACCCCTCAACTGTTGAATGTTCCAACCCCGACATAGATCCGCTTCGATCTATAATACAAAATAAATGTGTCATTTTACTCCTTATGGTTATATTTTAATCGTATACCCATATATTCACCTATGTCAAGTAATTGACTTAGTAGGAGTAAGAAAATTAACAGACTTTAATTGACGTAAAGTATAAATTATTAAGTACATTATTAATTAGTGGGGGTCATATGAATCACAACACATCACTAAAGTTTAATAAAGCAATTAACAAGTTGGATAAAAGAAAAAAACAATAGTTACGTATCGTTTAGAATACGAACCGCTAGAAAACATAGGACGTAAGTTAAAGCTAACGACACCTAGAATATATCAGCTTGAACAAGAAGCTTGGCGTGTAATAGAGGACGAAATAAATTCAGAGTACAGAAAACGCCCAGAATCAGTGTTAAGCTTATTTTTAGATGGAAAGATAAATCACAGGCTATATTCAGTATTATGTAGTAACTGGATTAGAACTACAGATAAAATTAGAAAAATGTCAGAACATCAACTAGCTTCAGTAGATAGAATAGGTTTTAAACAAGCTCACAAACTAAAATTAATTACAAATTAATGGAGCACCCAATCAGAATCGAACTGATGTATCTCGCTTTGCAGGCGAACGCCTAAGCCACTCGGCCATAGGTGCTTAATGGCGGAACGGACGGGACTCGAACCCGCAACCTCTGCCGTGACAGGGCAGTGATCTAACCAGTTGATCTACCGTTCCAATTTGGCTCCCAGTGTTGGGTTCGAACCAACAACCTACCGGTTAACAGCCGGTTGCTCCACCATTGAGCTAACTGGGATTAATGGGGTGACTGAGCGGTACTGACCCGCCTTACCTAGTGCCACAAACTAGCGCATTACCTTTATGCTACAGCCAACATATGGTGGCGCCGCTTGGATTTGAACCAAGAACCCCTTGCGCTTCAAGCAAGTGCTCTACCAATTGAGCTACAGCGCCATTTGGTGACCCCACAGGGACTCGAACCCCGAACCGCTCCTTCGAAGGGAGAAATGATATCCATTTCACCATAGAGTCATATGGTTGCGGGTAGCAGAATCGAACTCCTCTGAACGGCTTATGAGACCGTTAAGTTCACCAGAACTATAACCCGCATTGTTGGTACTCGATGAGAGATTTGAACTCCCGACTCCTTCCGTGTAAAGGAAGTACTCTAGCCACTGAGTTAATCGAGCTTATGGTCGGCGTACAGTGAATCGAACACTGATAGACAGAATATAAGTCTGTTGCCCTAGCCGTTGGACGATACGCCAATATGGTTGAGGATAAAGGTTCCGCCCCTATGTCTTACGAGTATCAGTCGTGTGCTCTACTATTGAGCTAATCCTCATTGTGGTGGGCTTGGTAGGAATCGAACCTACTTGCGACAGGTTAAAAGCCTGCTACTCAGCCAATGAGTCACAAACCCACATGGTACTTCCGGCAGGAGTCGAACCCACATCAAAGGGATAGAAGCCCTCTGTTCTGTCCATTGAACTACAGAAGCGTATTGGAGGAATCGGTGAGGCTCGAACTCACGACAGACTGGTTAAGAGCCAGCTACTCTACCACTGAGTTACGATTCCACATAAGGGCGTGTACTTAGCCCTTTGTGTATAGAAGTAGTTAACATATTCTATACTGCCAACTAAACGATTCGAACGTTTGACACCCTACCGCGGGTTGCTTTGCCTATTAAGCTAAATTGACTGGTCAAGGTGAGAGGTAACGCTCCTCCGCCTCATGCTCCCAAAGCATGTGTACTACTTTTATACCACACCAAGAAATTACAGACCACTCGCTACCCATCACTATTTAACGCATAGAACCAGTGGATGAACCAAAGTCGTAGTCTATGCTTGTGCCAAAGCCTTGTCCGTCTGCTTAAATTGTCAAAGTGCTGGCAGGGGCGCACAGAATCAAACTGTATCCGAAAGTTTTGGAGACTCTCGTGCCATCATTACACCACACCCCTTTGTTAATAAAAATACCCCTTCTTACGTTGGGGTATCTTGCAATTACTTTTCTCCTAAAGAACTACAAGATTGACCCCTTCATATCAAAGTGTCGCACACATTTCGGTATGTTATTCCATCTTGTCATAACCTTATAGTAGCACAATATATATAATAAAAACAAGCTTTTTACGATAAAGCTGATGCTAGTTTTGCTAAATTGTAGCCAATAACAACATTTTTATTGTCGTTTTCATCAGTTATTAATGTTACTGGCACTGCCAATTGACCGCTTATTTGAAATGCTTCTTGTTGTTTTTCTGGTTGTTCATCTAAGTTAATTTCAGTCCAATTAAGACCTTTAGATTGTAAGTATCGTTTTACCATAACGCAGTAAGCGCATGTATTAGTAGTGTAAATTAAAATATCCCTCATAGAGGACTCCTTGTCTTTATTATGTTTCTACTTAATATAATACTTCGATAATTATTAGTTGTAACTAACTTGATTTTGTATTTATTTTTGGTATTATAGATAGAGAAACAGGAGAAATAGAAGTGATAAAACCACTAAACGATATTGTAGTTGCTATCGTTAAAGAAAAAAGTAACGTTACTGAAAGTGGGCTTTACGTTTCAGAAGATTCTAAGAAGCCTACCACTGCCGTAGTTGTTAGTGTTGGAGAAAACGTAAAAAAGGTAAACGTTTCTGACGAAATTGTGTATAAACAATTTGAGTTTACTTCATTAAAGTTAAATAAAGTAGACTATGTATTAGTTAAAGAAGAAAACATACTGGCGGTAATTACTAATGATTAGTGCATGGCTTATTATGTTATTTGCTGGTAACTTAGGACACCAAGTAAATAACCCAAAGTTTTTTGTTAGTTATTTTTTTTGTCTACCACTAGGCTTATTGGTAGATGCTGTTACTATAAAAGTTATTAATGTTGGAGGAAAGAAATAGTGGGTAAGAAAGTTTTTTATAACGAAGAAGCTCGTCAAAAAGTATTATCAGGTGCAAAGATTCTTTACGAAGCTGTTAAAACCACGCTCGGTCCAAAAGGTCGTAATGTTGTTATTGGTAAGTCATTTGGTGTTCCAACTGTTACTAAGGACGGAGTTACGGTTGCTAGGAGTATCGATATTAAAGACGTTGACGACGAAACGCTTGGTTTTCGTGTTGGCGTAGAATTAATTAAACAAGCCGCTACGAAGCTTAACGATAAAGCTGGTGACGGTACAACTACTGTTACAGTTTTGACATATCATATATTAAATGAAGCCAATAAACTTATTGCTGCTGGGCATGACCCTATGGAACTAAAGCGTGGGCTAGACATGGCGTCATCTTTGGTAATAAAAGAACTAGAACAACTTAGTGAAGAAATTACAGACGATAGTAAATTAGTTGAAGTAGCTACTATTAGTGCTACAGACGCTGAAATCGGTAAACTAATAGCTGATGTTATTGGAAAAATAGGTAAGGATGGTGTTGTAACCGTAGAAGCCGGGCAAGGGCTAGAAGTAGAAAGTGAACTTGTTAAAGGATTTACTTTTGACAGGGGCTTTATTAGCGCCTACATGGTGACTGATACAACACGAATGGAAGCAGTATTAAATAACCCAGCAATTGTTATTACTGATAAAAAGATAAGTAACTTTCAAGATATAATGCCCGTTTTGGAAAGAGTAGTTAAAACAACTAAAGAAGTACTTTTAATTGCCGATGATGTAGACGGTGAAGCTCTAGGCTCTATCGTACTTAATAAAATCAAGGGTGTTATTAATATTGTTGCAGTTAAAGCTCCTGGTTTTGGTGATAGGCGCAAGGAATTGTTACAAGACCTTGCAATAGTTACTGGTACAGAAGTAGTGAGTAGCGAAACTGGCGTTAACTTTGAGGACTTACTAGTTACAGGTTCTGCTAAAAAAATAATTGTTACCAAGGACGAAACAACAATTGTAGACGGTGTTGGCGATAAGTCAAAAGTTGGCGAAAGAATGCAACAAATAGAAGAACAAATTAAACTAGCTAAGAGCGACTACGACAAAGAAAATCTTCAAAAACGTCTTGCTTCACTATCAAACAAAGTAGCAGTTATTCGCGTTGGCGGAGCAACAGAAGCCGAAATCGAAGAAAAGAAATTTAGAGTAGACGATGCTGTGGCTGCTGTTAAGGCATCGCTATCGGGCGGAATTGTAGCTGGTGGTGGAGTTACTTTAGTTCATATTGCCAACAAGTTAAAAGAACAAAATCTCGGTGTTGGTGGAGACTTGTTAGTTAGCGCACTGTATGAGCCATTTAGAACGCTTCTAAGCAACTCAGGCATTAATCCTGATAAATGGGTAGATACTGTAGCAAACGCTCCGTACGGTAGCGGTATTAACGTCACAGAGCCTAATAAAGTTGTAGATATGTTGTCTAGCGGAATTATTGACCCTGCTAAGGTTACAAAAGAAGTTGTCATTAATGCTGTGTCTGTAGCTGGTACAGCTATTACTACAGGAGCACTTGTTGTAGAGATTCCCGAAGAACAACCACAACAGATGCCTATAATGTAATGGAAATTACCGTAAAAAGTGGCCAGCTTTACCAAAAAGTCGAAACAATACGCTATAATCCAACAAAAGAAGAATTGTTTTATTATTATGGCGGTACTAACAGTGGTATTAACCCCAATAACCCATATGCTCGAAAGAACTCACATGTGAAAAAGTTTCAATACGTGCCTGTTAAAAAAACTACTAGTAAAAGTAAACGTGTGATAAAATAAAAATATATGGGGATGAAATAGATTCGACATAGAAGTTTAACGTTAAAGTGCAAGTCGGTTACTCACCGTTATAGGGTAAACCTGAATAAATGCAAACACATTTTTCGACGCTGTACGTGAAGTTCTTGCTTCACGAAAAGCACAACCAGTTTTAGTTTAACTCTAAAACCACCGAAATAAAGACTCAGATATTTATCAAGGTGTTATACATCTGAATGTTTCTTAGTTCGTAAAACTAAGTGGTGGAGCCAGTCTCGTTTTGTCTGTTAGTAAACAGAATAAGCTTGTAGTATCTTTAATGAAAAATTATATGGACACGGAGGGCAGAACTTCGTCATCTCCACCAGTATTATAAAACCGCATATTTTTATTATATGCGGTTATTTTTTTACTAAAAGTGTTATTTATTAGTTAGTAAACTTATATTTAAACGTAGTTTTTTCAGCGGTTCTAAGTGAAGACCAACCTTTACAGTCGTTACAATAATATCTGCGGTAAGAATTTGTCTTAGTATAGCGCATTCCTCTTGATTGTAAGTTTGTACTACTACACTTAGGACAACCCTCGTAGTTTCGCTCAATAACATTGATAGCAGGATGATTGTCTATCCATGGACGTAATTTTAAGTATATCTTTTCAAGTAGTACAACATCTTGTTTATTGTACCGCTTCATTTTATCCCAAGACTTTTTTTCTCCGCTCATACAGCCTAGCCACAACTCGAAGCCACCAGTGTCTACTTTTTCGCCTAAGTTTAGTAGCTTACCTATATCGTTAAGCTTGTTTGAGTTAAAGTTAAAATACTTTTTAGCTACCAGTTTTGTATCTATTTGTTTATAAAAACTAGGTACATCTAAACCATGTACTAAGAATCTAGCATTCGACTTTTTCTGATCGAAAGAATTACCGTTGTGAGCTACTACAATATCAGCTTGATTAAATAAACTGTGAAGAAGCTCTATCAATTCTCTGTCATTAGTAGGATCTTTGGCGTATGTTTCAAAATCACGCAAACAGGCTGTATATGTTTTATCTTCACCCAACCACTTCCATGCGATACACATAATGTACCATTGTGACTGATAATCAATTACGTCTTGTTGATACTTACCCCACACGTAGGCTAGATTAGGAGCTGTTTCTATATCATAAATTAATGTTTTAGCTTTACGTGGTTGATCAGTTATTTCTAATTTTTGTATTGGGTTACCGTCTTGCTTTAATTTAAAGAAATTCACTTTTCCCTCCGTTATAGCCCATCATACATAAAACATAAGCATATATCAAGCATTTTATACAAAAACAAGACTAGTAATTTAAAAATGCTTGTGCTATAAATAAAGGTATGAAAATTCCAATACAAACAGAAGGCTCAATTATAAGGGTTAAGGTACGAACTAAAAAGAAAAGAAAATTAAGCGACCTATATCCCCAAAGAGCTATTCTAGAAGAACTTAGAAGAGATGGCACACTTGTACATGCAAACGATTGGATAGACCACAACTATTACGAAGATTTAGTTGAAACTATTCCAGAAATAAACGAAAGACTTATTAGTAAGTATGGAAAACCATACAAAGAAAATAAGCCTGTAGATGACAAATTAATTAATAAAACTATTCCTATAGACGATACTGTTGCGTTGATTAAACGAATAGAAATTAGTAACTAGCCCTTATCCGCTCCCACTGTTCAGCACTAACTTCGTATACATCTTTTGTTTTCTTTTCATGTATACAGTGTATTACTCCATTTAAGGATAGGTATTCCTCAACTACATCTATCATTAAATCTTCTTTAGGGACTCTAGGTTGTTCGTTAAACCTAGTATGTAATTCGGAATGTTCGGAGATTATTAGCGGATAAGTATTTGTAATTAAGTTTCTAAAAACACCCCTAAGTCTGGCATCATAGGAGTGTCTAAAGTAATAGCCGTGGTGTATGTTAACTCTGCCTCTAACTTGTTGTTGTTCGGGGGTGGGCTGAGTGTATCCTAGTTCGTAAGGACTAATTATTAATCCGTTACGAGTAGGATAGCGCATTATTTACTCACAGGTGTAAATAATTGCTTAACAAACACTAACACAACATTTACGATTGGTGTCAGTGGGCCGAATAGGTTTGGGTTTTTAGCAATTTCGCTAATTATATAAGCGATTAAAGCTGAAGCTGCAACGTATAAAGCTGCTTTAACAACTTTCCAAATCTGAGCCTTATCTAGTGAAGATATTTTCATTCATTTTTTCCTTTCCTTAGTAAAATAAAGTCCTTTATAGCACTTAGTAATTGTCTAATGAACTCCCACCAAGTTACTTTTACTGGCTCTTCGACGGGTGGCGTTACGATTACTGGTGCTTGCCCTGTAGTTATATCTAGCTCGCCAGTATCAAACTTATTAGCGTAATCACGTACTTTTTGGACATCAATATTCGAACAAGAAGTAGCCATAAACTCTTTGTGTAGTCTAATAGGTTCGTTTTTTAGTCGAGGGTTTTTCTTTTCTACTAGGTAGTGTAAAGCACCCATAGTCTTGTATACATCTTCCGTAAGAGTAGGATCGTTTTCACTTGTCCATTGGTACATACTCCGTGGGCCTGTAGTATAGCTAACACGCTTCATTCCTAACGAACCAAACTTAGTAATTCTATTAGCAGAAACAACAAAGTCAACAGACAAGTTATTCGTATTAATCATGTGATTAACTGTTCCGTCATGAGTATAGCCAGCACTAGGATCACCCCACCAGTGAGTACAGCTTTCTATAGGATAGTACTGGTAGTCTTGACCGTACTTTTCTTTATAGTAGTCATACGCTTCTTTGTTGATAGTCTCTACATCATCAGGGTCTTCAACTAAATCAAACTTTATCCAGCTAGGAAAATCACTCGCAACTAAATCATTTATTTCTGGGTCTTTAGGTACGAATGGTGCTGGAACAGGAGTAGGAACAGGAGTAGGCGCTACAACTGGGTCTTTAATTTCAGGAAGTGAACCTACTGAAGAATCAACAAAAGCTCCACTCCATAACAATCCTTTACGTATTGCGCCCCTAAACCATACGTCGTTTCCCTCAACTGCTTGACCGCGCTTCCATGCGTCTACTTGCAGTATGTCTCCTTCTGAAAATACTTCAATAATACTAGATGAAGTATTCGGTTCGGTTCGGTAATTAACCCCGCCTACTCCTACAATTCTTTCATTAGGTGAAATATCTGGCTGGAAGTGTTTGAATGACATCCATCCTCTTTCATGACCTGTCCATGGGTGTGACTGTCTTTTTACGTACATGCCTCCCCAGTTTTGTTCATATACTGTATAAGAACTTGAGTCACAACTAGCTATTATTGAAACGTGTCCATGCCCACCAGAGCCAGGAAGTGAACCCCAGTGTATTAATATATCGCCCGGTGATGGAAGCTGATTCGGGTCGCTTGGGTTGTTTACGATATAGTTAAAGTTATCATTCTTAACGTCAAATAGCTGGTATGCAGAATTTACTCCATAGCCGTAATCGTACGGATTTCCGCCCACTAGATATTGAAAATAGTAGTTAAATAAATCAACACATTGCGCTCCCCAAGAACCGTCAAAATCTAGAGCCTGACCCAGTTTCGATTCACACCAGTTTAGTGCGTCTATTATTTTCATGCTTTACCCCTTTATGTTTCGCATAATTTCGAAAGTTATTACTGCTGTTGCAACCGTAGTTAGAACCCCCACCATAATTGACCGAACAATGCCTACTCGTTTAGCTACTGCTAAATCTCTGGACATAGCAGTCATATCCTTAGAGTATTCTTCTCGAGTAACATAATTTTCTGTCATTTTATTAATAGTTCCAGCAAGATTATTTACTTCTTTTGCTAGAGATTTTACTTCCGCCTTTAACTCAGTAACTGCCTTAACAGTATCAAGTTCGAGTTGTTGGATTTTATTTTGAATGTCTATTTCTGTCATTTTCTTATTCGTTAGATTGGTAATTTTTTACTTCCAAAACTTGATAATTATTTCGCTCACTTTTTTGAATAGTTTTAATATACTCAGCTAAGTAAGATTCGGCTTCTTCTTTTGTATTAAATGTGATGATTGTTTCAAAATCGTTTGTTACATGTTTCATGGTTAGTATATTGCTAATTATGTATTCCATATATCTCCTATATACCAGATGGTATTGCTCTAATTACTGTTGCGCTAATATTACCATTAATAGAAACTTGTGTTGCTGAAGCTGTTACACTACAGACTAGTAAGTACAACGGAGTAGATGAAGTTACCACTATTGGTTTTCCTCTTGTAACAAATGTGTCAAATGAGCCAGCTCCAGTTACAGGGGCAGCCATACGAGCAAACAGCTCAAGATCACTGACACTACTATTAGAAGTACTAAGAGCTACTTGTGGCGCTGCTACCTGTGTTGAGTTAATTGACGATACGTTAAACTCAAAAGTTAAATTATAAGAACCAACTGGTAGTGTAAACATCCATTCTCCATTAGATGATGCACCACTATAATATGTACCACCAGTAGGTGCACTCTTAATCATCTGAAACTTTCCAATATATGTAATTTCCCATCTAACTTTGTCAGTTGGAAATCCATATGGCACTCCGCTAACAGAGTAGTTAACTGATGAAATTCCGCCAGAAGTTGGTATAGTGCATCCTTCGGGAACTTTTACTACAACTGTAGTTGTTGAAACGCTGTCTACGATTGCGTAATTTGTTGTTCCTGTGGCTGTTAAGTTTGAGTTTTGAGCAAATGGAGAATCAGCGTTTGTGGCCGTAGGAGCGCCTGCTCCTGCTGATAAATCGTTAGGTGTTGTTGTATTTAGGTCTGAGGTTGAGTTGTTAAATGAGTACGCAGAAGCTATTGAAGTTTCAGTTCCGCTAAGACCCTGTGATATATAACCCCTAATAGTAGACTGAGTCACCTTGGCGTTAAATATAGCTACCTGAGCTATTTTGCCACCAAAAAATTCAGTACCACCATTACCGCTACCTATTTCTAAGTTTCCTGCTTGTACTAAAGCTGTAGGGTTAGTACCACCACGTATAACAGCTGCCGGAACATCTGCACCATCTATCATTACATAACTAGTAGTAGTTGAAGCAGTAAATGACGACATGTCGAGCTGTACGGCTATATGTACCCACTTATTAACTGGTACTGATTGGTACGACTGAACATAGGAGTTATTACCTGATCCACCGTTAAAAGCCTGTAATATTATTTGACCAGCAGTATTAACAATAAGACGCCAGCCACTTGTTCCGTTCCATCTGGACACGATAGTTTGGTTAGTACCCAAGTATGCACTTACTTTTATCCATGCACTTATAACAAAGTCGTCAGTAAAAGTAAGTTTGTTAGGCGTAGTCTTTACCCAATATTGAGTAGTCCCGTTTAAAGATGTACATTGAGTTGGAGCTGATACTGTATTAGTAATCTTTAGTTTTGTTTGTGGAGTTAAAACTGCTGCAACAGTTGAAGCCATTGTTAATGTATAGCTTCTATTCCCATTGTATACAGCTGAACTTGCACCTATTCCTAGCGCAGTCCATCCGTCTATACCGTTTGTACCGTTTAAAAGCTCGTAAAAATAAGCCATGTTTGTACCAAGTATATTCCACTTGGCTGCGCTTGGCTGTTCACCAAAAGTAACACTCCATGCTGTGTATGTAGACATTAAATAACACTCCGACTAGTCATATTCATATTAAAAATATGTCATTAGATTTACGAAGCGTCAACAACTTAAACTATACTGATTTACAAAAGCTCTACAGTTTCGAATTTCATTTCGTCAGGAATTTTAAGGCTTTCAGCTATTCTGTTTATAGACTGTGGGTTTCCTTTAATAACAAGTTCGTTTAAACTATCCTTTTCTAGCTTTGAAACTATTGAGGTATTTCCACAGACACATTCCCATCCAAACTCTAAATCAGAACGAAATCTTCCAGATATAATAAATACATTTTTAGGGTTTTTCTTATGGTCTGTATTTAAATCAATAATGTATTGATTATTGGCTTGCCCAGGGGCAGTCTCATTTATGTATACTTTGTTGCTACCCATACAACTTAGGCACGTAACTTTAAGTGTTCTACTCATATTATTATAATATCATAATTCCTATTGACTTTTGTATTAGAATTTCGTACTGTTAGTGTATGAAAACATTAAAAGTAGTCTCAATTATTATATCAGTAGGCGTATTGTCCAGTGCTTTATTTTTACTAAACAATAGCGAAACTAAACAAACCAGCTATTCAGTGAATACAGTTGTTACCAGCGCAGAAGCTCAACAGCCTACACAAACTACTGAAACGGTACAAACTACAGTAGAACCCGAGCAAGTGCCCGTACAACCTTCTATAGCCCCCACAGAACCTGTTGAAGCTACTGAGACAGTAGTAAACAGTACATATGGTGTAGATCCTAACAATTCATCGCTTATTCGTGTATTTGACCCAATTCAGGCAATGACAGAAGCAGGAATACCAGCAAGCGAATTCGATAAAGTGGATTATATTATTAAAAACGGTTCGCTTGGACGAGATTGGGTAATAGATTCAAGCGGTGGAATAACTTTATTTAGAATACCAGCACCCTCTGATATACAAGACTATAATACAAACCCTGTATCACAGTTAAGGTATGCTAATACATACCTAACAGAAAACTTTGGAAACTGGGACAGCATTTACACTCAGTTTTATACAAAAAGAAACTTTACTCGTTATTAATACACCGAATAGTCTATAATCCTGTAGTTAACACTAGTGGATGTAAGCGTTAGTGGTGCCGTAAACTGTTGTACCCAAATCATTGTAACTGTTATAGTTGTACCCGTTAAAGAAGTTGCGAAGTTCCAAAATGTTGGGTAGTTGGTATACCCAGCACCTGCGTTGTCACCTCTTACGTATATCGTTCTGCCCCATCCAGTCCCGCCTACTCTAAACCAACCGCTGTCTGTTCGAGGGTCACTAGCACCTATGAAAGCAGAATCGCTAGGCCCATTAAACATAATATCTACTAAGTCAGGCGTTGTAGGTAATGTAATGGTTGTTGTTTTTTGATTATAGCCAGAAACGGTACTTCCAGAAATGCTAAAAGAACCCCTATAAGTATTGTTATTCTTATATGACTGTTTAGTTGATAGAAATTGTAGTTTGTCTAAATTAGGTTGCATAGTCTTTATAAATTGTGTAATAAACGGGTATGGTTAGTGTTCCGCCAACGAAATTAGTAAGTCTTACCGTAAGTGTTGTCGTTGTTATCCAGCTAGATATATCAACAAAACTAGGCGAAGCACCAGAGCCAGAAAGCGTACCAGCATAACTATTTTCAGAAACTTTGCCGTTTGTCCATATAGTACCACTATCGAGTTCAGCGTATACCTCGTAAAACGGTATATATCCTAAGTTATGTGTTACTGTGAATGTATAGTTTGTTGGCGGTAAAGTAATAGTAGCAACATCAGAAAACTCACTACGCTTCATGTAGTTTACACCGCTATATACATTTAGTTTTGTTAAATCTACGCTCATAATACAGAAATTAGTGCATACTTAATATAAAAGGTTTGTGAAGTAGGTGTGTATGTATACGTTGCTCCAACCTGAGTAGCATTACCGTGTAAGCCGTTTGCTGTTCTAAAAGTAATAGTACTCGAAGAAACTCCAGCCGAAACAGCGCCTTTTAAACCGCCGAAATCTACAGTAATGGGTACTGCTGGAACAGAAAGTTGCCAAGCGTAAACTAAGATCGAATCAGAGCTATTGAAGTTAACATTATCAACTGACCAAAAGAAGCGACAAAAGGCTTTTCTACCATATTCATTAGTAACGCTTCCTGTCTGTATATACGATTGGAATGGATTGTTTGTTGTTGCTCCTGAATTGGTAATCTGTATATTTCCGGTTTGAACAACCTTATCAACAGGGTATCTACTTAAAAAAGATAGTACGTCTACTTTAGTTAGTGAAGGCATCGTTTACATCCTGTCCGTCTTTAGCAATAGCTATGCCGTAGGTATCGTCTGGAAGTAAACCAACTTGCATCATATTAATGTCGTCTATGTTCTTATTCCAGAACCACGTAGTAAAATCCATTTCAGAAACTAAAATTCCACTTGAATCAAACATTCCTATACCGAACTTTATTGGCTGTCCTTTTTCTGAATAAACACCCATAATCATAGTTCTACCATCAGGAGCTGTAAATACTAACTGACAGTCAACATCTTTAGTAACTATGTTGCCTTGTATTGTGCCTGAAAGTCGTTGTCCGCTATCGCTCATATTATAAATTTACCATTCTAATCTGTTTTAGTTAATAACTACGGAGCGATTGAATCCGTTCCACCAATAGTAGAAATACCGATTCTGAAGTATGAACGTACTGAACGTTGAACTAGTTGTAATTCCTGAACAAAACCTTCGCTAACGCCCAATTTAGATTTAATTCCATATACACGCCACTCCTTACCTTGCCAACTAATTAAATCGCCTAGTTGTAGCTCTGGAATCGCGGCTATAGTAATAGTTTGTAGGTTTTCTGGAAAAGCGAAATCTTCAAGAATTAACTCAGCTAGTGACTCTGCCCATATTTGATCTTGTATATACTCGTTTTCTATTTTTAATGGATGTTCTTCGTAGGCTGTTACGGATAAATCTCTTTTCTTTCTAACGTAAACTTCACTAGTAGCTTTTGCTGGACGACCATATAACTGTAGAGCAGTAATAAATGTTTGTCGTGAGCTTAAGTTTTGAAATGTCATCTTGTACGAAGTAGCAAACTTATCGTAGCTCTTAAGTATTATGTTTGACGAGTTTGTGTCACCAGTGTTGTCGCTATATACGTTTGTAGCGTATGCACTTGTTACAGCTTGAGAGGCGTATACTGGTGTATCTATGCTAAGAACTGGTAAAGGCCCATCGTTATCGCTAAAGTCAGCAAATATTTCAACCGTACTATTAGCGTCTATAACAACCGGAGAACCAAGTGACCATACTAGCTGATTAGGCGATTTTTCACGACGCTTAGAAACTATTTCTACTACGTTAACAATATGGTCGGTATCTGTTTGTACTGAATTAATAACCTGTGCGGTTGTGATTATTCTTTGGACTTCGTTGTAAGGTGCTTGTGTCCATTTATATCTATTTTCGAACTTTAGTATACCTTCTTCGTCTGCATACATTTGTCCGTTTTCGGATTCAACTAGCTTTTTAACAGTGTTTAGGAAGCTATCTCCTTTAGAAATAGCTCCAAAAGGTATAACGTTAATTCCATAATCTAAATCGTACTGTGACGTACTCATACCCATTTGCGACATAAGGCTTTCAAGTACGGCATCTGTTGTTTGGGCTGTAAATACTACAGTTCTGTCAACGTATTTGTCTTTAAAGAAGTGCATATAGTCAGCCACTTGTAGTTTCATTTTTCGACTACGCATATCTATTTCAGGTATTTTGCTTAATGTTCCTGAAAACTGTGGTAGTGTTTGGTGTACTCCTCCAAGCACAAAACCACCGTTTAAAATTGTAGGTCTGTTTGGAAGTATTGCTGTAAATAATTCAGAGACACCACCTAATGCTCGTGGAGTAAATCTACCTGTGGTATTATCAATATCTGCCTCACCCATAGCTTTAGTTACGCCACCAGTAGGCATACTTAACGAACGCTCCCAAGCTAATGACTCTACATAATCACTTTCATCAAAATACTTATAAAGCCCTGGGCTACCAACAGCACCAGGATTAATCCCAATAATGTCTGTTCCACCGATTGTTGAAACGCCAATTGTAAACGTTCTAGTAGCTAAGTCTGTTTGTTTTTTCCACGAAATTAAAAGACTGTGAGCTATATTTCTCACTGTACTTTTTTCTTCAGCAGTCCAAACTCCGTCTACTACTTTCATTTAAGCCTCCGTTAATACAAGGCTAAAATCAGATAAGTAGGTTTCGCCACGAACAGAAAAGCCCCTATCGACTAGGTCAACATGAACTTGAGTCTCGCTAACTGAATAAGCTGATTCAGTAATAGCAAAGGGCTTTGTTGACCCTGTACTTAAATAGCTGTCGTATATTGCTTTTATCACATTGTAAGCGTCTGGATTAGTGTTTTTATAATCTAGTTGCCAAACACGTTTATTAGCACCAAAATAGTCTCTACGAACAGTGCCGTCCAGTGTTCTTGATACAGCCATTTGAGTAGAGTTTCGTTCCCTCATTTGTACTGGTCTTTTAATTTCAGTGCTATCTAGTAAGTAACTCATGCCATCCCCTTAATCGCCTTAGCGTCCATTAAAGCGTCTTGTATCATCTGTGCAAACTTTCGTGCTTCCATCTGTGAACCAGCAAAAGCCGTAGCTTGTATTGTAATATTAATGTTTCCGCCACCTTCGCCACCTAAACCACTGTTAGGTATAATTTTTCCGTTAGTGTCAGGGACGAATAGTTCTCTACCTTGTTCACCTACCATATATGGAGTTCCAGCTTGTACGTTTCCACCTATAGCCCTACCCTGCCAAGTATTAAAATCATCATTTGCAGACTGTCCTGCTTCGCTCCACGATTTTGAAATCGAAGCGCCCGGATCTTCCCAGAACTTAGAAGCACCGAGTAATTTCCATATACCGCTGTTCCATATTCTCCTAATGAAATCACCAATACGGTAGAAGAACTTAAGTATGGAAACTCCTACTTCGCTGAATCCTTCAATCATTGCTTGTTTCATACCACTAGCCATAGCACTACCTAAAGCTTCGCCAGTATCTTGAGCTGTACCTTGTTGACCCGCAAAAGCACCAACTACACCAGCAGCAGTTGCGCCAGCGTTGGCAATAATGTCGGCTTTTTGTTGTTCTAGTGCTGCTAGCTGTTCTGTATGGCTACGCTTTAAAGCTTCTATTTCATCTAGTAGTTGAACGTCTCTTACAGCGTTAACATCATCAGCGTGTTTTTGAAGTAACGCTGTTTCGTCATCAAGCTCTTTTTGCATTTGAGCCATACGCTTTTCGTGTCTAGCTAAATCGTCAGCTTGTTTTTTGTCGTACTCTGCATTTTCCTTAGCTAGTTGTGATTGTAAGTCGGATAGCTTCTTTTGATTTGCCATAACACCTAGGTTTGTTTCAGCAGTAATTTGCTCCTGTATTCTATCGACTCTTTCTTGGTGGTCGGCAACAGCAGTATCTTGTGCGTCTTTAAACGAAGAGTTTTCTTCAGAAATTTGATCCTCTATAGTTTTAACTTTTTCTTGGTGTGATTGAATCATCTTTGCTAATGATTCCATGTACGAACGGTTTTCAAGCTCTATTTGTTGATTAACCTTAGCTATTTTCTCACCAAGCTTTTCTTGTGCGCTACCTAGTCCTTCTGCGCCTCTTTGAGCTTGTTTTGCAGCATCTGCATTACCAGTTAAGCCTTTGTTTTGTTCTGCAATGTTTTTTTGCATTTTATTAAACGAATTGTATAGACCTACGCCCACTATAGCTGATAGTGCTAGAAATAATAGTGCTAATGGGCCTGTAGACATATTTAACATTTGAGCAGCCACTGAAACCGTTTGCATTACTTTAACAAGTCCGAGTAATACTGTTCCAAATACTAATACACCAGCACCTGCGAGTGCCATAGAAGCCACAGTTTCAGTATTACCTGAAATAAATTTAGTATAGGCGTTAATTAGCGGTGTACCAACGTTTTGTAGAAGTTGACCCATACTAATCTTTAGGTACTCAGTAGCAACTCTAGCTCTAGATTGTGCGCCAGCGAAGGTGTTTGTTAGTCTTGAAGCGTCACCTGTAAATGCGGCTGTTTCTTTTAACAATCCTTTATATAAAGCCATGCGAACGTTAGTGTCACTAGTAGCTCGCATAAGGTCTTGTTCAGAATATCCAGCTTCTTTTAGGATAATCGAAAGGTTTTTTGTTAAACCGATGTTATCAACTAGTATTGAATTACCGTTTTTAATACCGATTGTAGCTCCAACGATAGCTTCGCCAAATGCTAATGTACCTTGTCGGTTAAATGCAGCAATATCCTTAAATTGTGTCATTAAGGTAATTGACTCGTTTAAGCCGAAACCTGTAGCTAATAAGTTCTTAAGACCCGTTCCAGCTTCGTTGACCGACATTAAGCCGTCACTAGCTAATTCTTTTGCTGCTTTTGTAGCTTTTTCGGCATCTTGTCCAAACGCCCTAGATACAGTCGCAAGACCTATCATTGCCGCTTGGTAGTTATTTGCTGAGGTTATAGAAGACCCTAGGAACTGCGTAGCACGTTGTAGAGTGGCGCTAAACGCACGATAAGCAGCTTCGCCAGTAAACACTGCCGTAGCAAGCTTTTTGTTTGATACAGAGCCTTCTGTGACCTTGTTGTTAGTTCTTTCTAGAGTCTGCCCTAACTTATCTAACGAATCGCTTAAACGACTAATAGGACCACTTGCTCTGTCCTCTGCTGTTACTATTGCTTTTAATTGTGCTTGAGCCACTATAAATCCCTAAACCTTTGATGATCTTGTTCTACTTCATTTATTTTTCCAATAATATAAAGATTAGTAAAGAACTCCTCTATAGGTTCATCTTCCATTTGCTTAGAGGTTAGACCAAAGGTTTTTCTATAAACGAACTTCAGTACTTCTATTGGTGGTTTTCCGCCATTGTGGAAGTGTTCGTCAATGGCTTCTACTATTTTGGGTCAGTTTTTTGCCCTAAGAGTGTAAGGTAACATTCATTTAATAAGCTTTCATCTAAGAAGCCTAAATCATCAGCTTTTACGTCAGCTAGTTCACCATTTTCGTTTACGAATTTACCTTCTATAAATTTGCTTTTTAATACTTTTAAAGCTTCATTTACTACTTGAAGACCTGTAGTATCTTTTTTCTTCTTAAAGATTTCGTCATACTCAGATACGGGTATATTTTTAAATACAAAATAACAACCCTTGTATTCTTCTCCAAGAAACTCTAAATCAATTTTCTTTTTAATGAAAAACGCCACTATATTCTCCTTTATAGATTAGTTTTAATAAGATGTTTTGCCGTTAACTAGAACACACGAACTAATGATATCAAGTGCGTTTGCAGCATCGTAGTTAGCTTTAAAGTTAACTTTTTGTTTTGAAATTTCGTTAAGAGTTCTGTCTTGTTCCCATTCCATGAAACTAACACGAGGCATTTGGATAGTAAGAGATGAGCTAGTACTTCGTAAGAACTGTACTTGCATTGCTCGGTATGTATTGTTCATCATGTAGTCGTGGTATGTTGTATCTTCGTAGTTAAGTCCAAAACTACCTTCAATACCGATAGGTTGGCTAAGTATATCTTCTGGTTCTGATGTACCGATAACTTCATCAAACATAACACTTCTGTTAATAGTCATTTCTAAGCTCTTAAGAGAAGGAGCTGTTGCGCCTGAAAGCCCGGCAATGTTTGAAGCTAACTTAATGCTAGCGTGTTGGTGAAGGAACTTGTTACCTGTGGAAGTAAAGTCTTGGTTTTCGCTCGACCAATCACGTGCTTTCTTACTCTTAAAGTGAACTGTATATTCAACTAAACCGTTTGGAGCTACGCTCATCTTAAGGCTTTCTACTACAGCCATTGGGAACATATATGACGTATTTGGATCTTTCCAGTAAAGAGATAGAGTCTTAGCTTGGTTCGACTGGCTAAGAGTAAACGTGTGAGTGTATGGGCCTGCACCACTAGTTACTGGTACTGCACCTAATAGTGATGATAGTATGTAGCCTAAACCACTGTCATAAATCTGTGCGTCTAGTTCACCTTCGCCCATTTGCATAGTTACATAGAAGCTATCTTGGTCAGCTATGTTGCCCATGCCCTGTTCTTCTGCTGCTGAAGCAATTTTGTCAGCAAAAGATAATTTTGCCCATGGCATCCAATAAGTAGGAGATACAGCAGTACCACGTGAAGCTTCTAACGCTACACCCAGTACACCCCTTCTTGATACAAATTTCGTCATTTATTTATATTTCCTTAAGTAAATCTTATTATTATTTATCTCTATTTATAACAGTGTTGTCAACAACTACTGAATAACTTTTTCTGTGTATACCTTTAATACTACTGAAACGGCTTCGGCAGTTCCGCCTTCATAATCTATATAACCCCACTCAGCGTCTGCTGCATTTACGAATAAAACAGGTGTGTCCATCTCAAAATCAGTATCTATAGTGTTTATAATTTCGTCAAGTACGTTTGCGACAACACGTTCTGAATAGTCCAGTCTTTCTTTTTCTTGTTCTGGAATAAAGTCCTGCCCCGTAGGAAACGCAACTGTACACCTATAGCCGTACACTCGAGAGTTTTCGGCATTAGAAGCAAATTCGCCTTCTAGATTTGTGGATTTAACAAACACAGCAGGCCATCCTTTTGGATTTATATGCTCAGATGGATAAACTACCTGTACAGTACTAAGTGCGTCTATCTTGGCTATTATTTGGTCTTTTATTTCGTTGTTTACTGACATTATTTAGCTCCATTTGCGATTTCTTGTAGAGATTCTTCTAGTGCCTGATTAAAGTATGCATCAACATCGCCCTGTTTGTCATCAACTGCTGATTGCATAAACGGTCTTGCTTTCATAAACTTTGTTCCATCATGAACATATATAGCGTAAAAAGGGCTAGGTTGTAACTTACCGTACAGGTTTTTAAAATCCAAAGATTCGGGTCTAAAGTGAGAAGCTCTAAGATTACCAGTTCGCACAGGAGCGTTTTTAGCAGACTCTGCGGCTATTGCTAGTATAGAAGCTTTTATGGCTATATTAAGTTTCTTAGTAACTATAATGGGTGCTTTAGCAAAAGCCGACTTTAGACTACCTAGGTTTTTAATTTGTACACGAATAACTGCCATTTAGTTTTCGGCTACTAGAACTAACTCTACGTGGTCTAGCAATCCTGCTCCTTGCCAACGTTGTACGCCTTTAACGGAATACCTTTTGTTTGATGTAACAATTTGATCACCTTCTTTAACTTCTACATCTATATCGACAAAAGCGGTGTATACTTGTCCAAAACGTCCGTTAAACATTTCGACTCTTTCTTTAGATGCGGGCTGTATATCTGCGCTATAGGCTGTAAAAGTTGCTGAAACTGAATATCTATCAGTGCCAGCTATTCTGCGCTGTCTGTATATCCATATTTGATCGCTAGGAAAATATAATAGAGACATTACTTATCTGCAAGTATAGGCATGTCACAATACGAATTAAGAACGTCTAATAGACCTAGTTGGTCAAATATACTGCTCTTACTGTTTGATGTGTCAAAATACTCTATAGACCTGCTTCCTTCCTGCTTTTTTCTCACTTGTGCATCTACACTAGGGTTAGCTACATTAAAAGCTGCTAACGATACACACGCTTCTTGAATATCTGACGGAATTGTAGCGTATCCAGCAGAATACGTTGCTCTGTAGCGATTCCAGCGTCCAGTAGCATGAAATATAAGGTCGAGAACGCCAGCACTGTAATCAACAAAATATAGTTCACTATCAACAGTTTCCCAATCTGACATATTTAACGCAGTATCTCGTACTTCGAGCGTGGTAAAAGTGGTTACAGGATTGTGTTTAAGTATTAGCTGGTCTGTATTAGTAGCGTCGTATTCTTCGTTTGTGTATGTAGTAAGCATAAATTTGCGACCAGTATACTTTTCTATTGTTTCTGTTGCGCTGTTTATTTGACGTATGATTAGGTTATCTCTGGTGGTGTCACTACTAGCAATGCCTAACGTTTCTTTTACGTCAGCCAGTGTTGTTAGTGCATTAGGTAGTAAAGTTGCCATTATTTAGTTTTAAATTCTTTTTTCGTGATTACTTTTGTTTGTTTTACTTCGTCCTGTGCTTCTTGATAATCGACAGTTGTCATTTCTTTAGATACAACAGCAAATCCAGCGTCAATAACACCGAAAGCTTCGTTGGGTGATAATGTTTCTATATCACCTTTTTTAAAGTCTTTGTAGTTCTTAATAAATCTTACTCTTATCATATATATATTTACTATCAAAATAGGCTGTTTGTCTACAAATGGTGTTATACTTATGCTTATGAACAATCTAACAGATCAACAGATTAAAGAAATGATACTTTGGGCTGAACAAGTACTACAGTTACGCCTTACTGAGTATCAGAAAAACCTTGTAAAACTAATGTCGCAAAATAACAAAAACTATGTGGTTTACTACCCACGAAAAATGGGAACTACAATTCTTACGAAAACACTAAGTTTAATAAAGAAAAGAGCCTCTTTGTGAGGCTCAATTCAGTTTTTGTTTTACCTAAGATTAGGCGTTTCCTAGACCTGTTACCTTTGTGATTGCGCTAGGTAGAACAACTTCTGCGTCTACTCGCTTTTCAACACGAACGAAGGTTAGGTTCTTTTCGAATGCGCTTGAACCAGCAACTGTAGCTTCGTCAGAAACTCGAACTGAGATTCCTTCTCGGTCAACAATTTGGTAAGCTTGGTTGAATGCACCGTAAAGAAGAGTACCACCAGCTAAGTAGTTAGACTCGTACACTGGGCGACCCTTAAGAGTCTGTGTTGGAGAACTAGCTAGGTTAGATAGTAAGTAGTTACCTTGTGTGTCCTTAAGTTGACCAATCTTTTCCCATGTAGCTGAGTTAGCAACCCAAACACCTTGAGTTCGGTAACCCTGTGGAGTTCGGTGGAAAGCAGCGATGATTGAGTCAGCACGTGAAGCGTCTGTTGAAGATGCAGCAACTGTGCGTAGTGAGTAAACACCACCATCAACACCAGAAGGTCGTCCTGTACCGTTACCAGTCCAGAAAGCTTCTTCTTCTTTTTCGCTAACGCTTGTGCTCATAAGACCAGCAACGTAGTTAACGATTGAAGCACCAACACCCATTGAAGCATCTGCTACAAGCTCGTTTGAAAGACCAACGATAACTGCTAGTGAGTAAGGTGTGAATACGTTTTCACCGAAGTTAGCTGTAGATGTGTTCTTAACAGCCTTTTCGTTACGCCATGCAGCTTGAGGTCGTGAGCTTAGGTTTGGTAGGTGGAATGTGTCGCTAGAAATTGTGATTGGAGAACGAGCAAGTTGGCGCATGATGTTCATGTCACGAACGTCTTCTACGATCATGTTAGCAAATTCTTCAGGAACTAAGTAACCACCGTCAGCAGCAGTACCTTCTGAAAGAAGTTGTAACTTTTCAACATTCTTTTGTGAAAGTGCTTGTAGGAAGCTAACAGTTCGTTGTGAAACTTCTGTAACAGCCTTACCAGCAAGCTTTCGCTCTGGAAGTGCGATTTTCATTTCACTTAGTTCAGCTACGCTTACTTTCTTACCAAGTTTTGCGTCAAAAATCATACCCTTAGTTTCGTCATCAACTTCGACATCTGTCTTAGCTTTTAGAGCTTCAAGAACAGCGTCCATTTTTTCTGCGTAACCACCGAATTGTGCTGTAATAGTATCAGCAAGCTTAGAAGCTTCTTTTTCGATAGTGTCGTCTTCTTTTGTTTCTACTTTTGTTTCTACACTTTTAGCTTCAGCAATAAGAGTATCTAGCTCTGTTTGTTCAGCTTCGGTAATTGTACCAAGTGCTTTCTTTTCAAAAAGTTCAGCAATTTTTCCCATTGTTTTATTAATTCCCTTTATTTGCGCTACTTAAAATTTCAGCAGCTCTTTTGATTATTTTTAACATCTTTTCTGTGTCAGCGTCTTTTGGTTGTGCGCTACTAGCAGCTTGGATGATAACTTTTGTTAATTCTTGTTTCGCTCTTGTTTGTTTTTTCGGCGCAACAGAAGTTTCTTCGTTTTCTTGTGTTTTTGCCTGTGAGTCAGTTTCTTCACTGAGCTTATTATCACTATTATCTATATTTTGAGGGCTGTCAAGTACTTCAACATTTTTAGCAGATTTGTCATCCATCATGTCGTCATCTTCAGAGTCTTCGTCAGGATTGTCTACTACAGTATCACCGTTTTGTACTTTGCTAAGTAATTCGATAGTTTCGCCAAGAAGCTTCTTGAAGTCATCAACAGCAGTTTCTTCGTCATAATAAACATCACAGAAAGCCCACCATATATCACGAACTTGTGACATATTATTAGCCTTTTGTTCCCACACTTCTTCGGCGTCGATTTGATCACTTACTGGGCCTTTTTCTACTGGCATTTCAGCTTCTACTCTTTTTTCTTTTTCTGTTTTAGTTTCAGTAGTTTCTTTTTCTTCTGTTTCTATCTTGTCTAAGCTTGCTATGTCCTCGTCAGTAACTTCGAGAACGTTCTTTAGCGTACTTTTCTTAAAGCCCTGTTCTTTTAGTGACTTAAATGCTAACATTCGAGCGTCTGGGTTAGCAGGAACATTTACTGCCGATATTTCTAACAGTTCTTGTTTTAGATAAGTAGATGTTTTTCCATCAAACTCTTTAGGCATAAATCCAACTGAGAACGAGTTTAACCATCCTTCATCAAATAAAGCTTTTAATGCTTTAGCTTTCTCTGTCTTATCGTGGAATTCAGGAGTAAACACAAGTTTTGGAGTACCAGATGTTCGTTGTATTTGTACGTTTTTACATACACCGACAGCTATTTCGCTATGGTCGTGCGCCCATAACATTACAGGATTCTTTTTAAAGTTCTTTAAATCCCAACCCTCTTGATCTATTCTTTCACCGTGTCTATCAACAACGTCTGTAGATGCTACAGCTAGTTTTTCATTAATATCGTAGGTAGCTTTAACTACGTAGTCTTCGTTATCTTCAACCTGTACGTCAGTTGCGGCATTTTTTGCCTTAAGCTCCTCTAACTTTTTTGTTACGCTCATTTATTATGAATTCCCTTTAGTAATATGTTTATGTTTGTATCTAATAACAGGATTTAATACTCGTCAACAACTAACTATTATTAGCTGCTATTTTTGCTTTCTTTTCAGCAGTCTTAAGTCGAGCTTTAGCAGTCTTGCCATCAATGTTATAGTTCCATACGTCAGCAGCAGAGCCACTACCACCACTGGCTACTTCTATAAGTCCTGCCGAGTTTCCAATTAGTAATGAAACTTGATCGACAGTCTTTACATCACCCAGATTGTGATTAGCTCCCACACATACGACCATATAAGGACTGCCCGTGTCTTCAAAATTTACTGTGTAGCCGTTTATTATTTCTACAGTCCGAGCGTAAGTAACGCCAGACAATGTAACTGACGTGTTGTGGTTGTGAGTAGGTAAAAAAGCCACGCCATCGACATCGTCCTCTAAGTTTCTTAGGTCAAGCCTGAACTGATTAACGTCAAGTTCATACCTGCTACTTCCAAGAGACGTAAGATACGCTTGAGGAACTGAAATTACCTTAGTACTCCAATTTATACTAATCATTACTCATCTCCAATCATTAGGATAGTAGTGTCAAACCCACTTGAAGATATAGTTCCTACAATATTTCCTTGTTTGTACTTTGTACCTGTTGATGCTTTACGCACCCATCCCTTAATTGGCTGGCTAGAGCTATAAGCAAAAGAGGTATTTTGAACTACGCCAGAAGCGTCAGTTAGTCCTTGCAGTATTTGTGCCGTAGCAGTTATAGTTCCAGTTGCGGGCGATGTTGGAGTACCTGTAACCGTATAATCATAAGCATTTGTCGATACGTTGCTTATAGTGTACCTGCCATTATATTCGTCTTGATTAGCTCCTCTAATTACAACAACTTGTCCATTAGACATGCCATGTGCTGTATGTGCCACTGTGGCAGTAGATCCAGAACGTGTAATTGTTACTGAAGCCCCTGATGGTAATGCCCCACCTGTTTCTGCTTCAATAATTACTCTAGCGTCCTGTATTGCCGATAAAGTATCTACGTCTTTAACAGTAACCCCTACTGAAACCGTATCTAGTGGGTATTGTGAAGCTCGTGTCGTACTTGTAGACATAGTAAACACATATAGTGAAGTAATAGCAGTAGTGTTAGCTGTGGTTGTTTTAATTCTAATCTTTAATTTACATCCGCTTAACGGTAAGTCTGTTTCTGATGGTAATTGGTTAAAAGTCAACACACCTGAAACTGTTCCTACATTAGCAGTGTCTACTACTATGGTTGTCGAATCAGTTATACTTGATACTTTTGCGTTAGGAGCAATATTTGTACCAAAGACATAATCACCTACTGCCACACCTGTAGTTGAAGTCATTGTTACGTTAGTAGAGCCGTTAGTACCACCACCACCCGCTCTTGGATATGCTAAGTTTTTAAAACTCGAATACCCCGAACCAGTGTCTATAGCGTAAGTAATATCATAGTTTCCTATAGTACCACCAGCCATCTGAGCTTGAATAATAGGAAAATCAAGATGTCCAATTATGTAATATGGTGTTTCGAAAGTAATTTGGTCGTTTACTGTAGGCATGTAGAGTCCGCCAGCTGATGTAAACGCTGTTGTACCCGCATCGATTGTATACTGATTAGTAGTGTCAGAGGTACTCTCGTTCATCATTAAGCCGATACGTCCGTTACATGGTACAAAGGTAAGTGTACCGCTAGCCGAGCCTGCGTTTAGACAAGTAAACGTAAATGTATCTTTCGTAAGTACTGTGACTGTTTTAGAACCTAAGACAATTGCAGCAGTTGAGCTAGAAACAGTAACAACTATTGTCTGTCCTGTTCGTAATCCATGGTCTGTACTAGTAACGGTTGCTGTAGTAGTTGTTCGCGACCATGACTGAGCTGAAGTATTAGGTGAAACTTCGTTAATAAACATATCGAACCAGTGTGTACCGTATACTGAAGTACCTGCGGCTAGAGTGTGAGTCTGTCCAATTCCTTTATGGTAGGCGTTTAGGGCTGTAATAGCTGAGTTTAGCGGGTAATCGCCAAACACAGACTCCATAATAAAGTTTTTACTAGAGTTGTCTGATGAATAAATCGAGCTTCTTAAGTGAGGTGTATAGCATCGTTGGACTTTTACATTGTTAGCAGCAGCAGAACCAGCTAATACTACTAAGAATGCCGCCATTGTTGGGTAATACGATAGTGTTCCCGAAGCACCACCAGCGTTTAGACAAGTAAATGTAAACGTGTCGGCTGTTGGTACGGAAGCTACTGTCTTAGAACCCACAACGATAGCGTTAACATCTGAGCTAATTACAACATACACAATATCATTGACTTTTAAACCATGTGCAGTTTTTGTAACGGTTGCAGTTGTTGTAGTTCTAGACCATGAAACACCGTTTTGTTGAGTACCACCCATGTCTAGTGGTGAAGCGTAAGTACCAACGTTACGTAACTTAATATCAGTACATCCAGCAGCCCCAACGTTGAGTACTCCTGAATAAGGCTGAACTAGCGTAAGTCCGCCGAAAGATAGTCCGTCAAATGTACATCTAATACATGCCGTACCGATATCAAATGCATACATAGGTATAGATGTTGTGGTAGTAGTAGCTGGGTGGTCGTAATATATCGTGTTAGTAAAATTAGTATCAGTACACGTAGTCATAAACATACGCCCACCACCTAGAGTTTGATTTACAAATTCACACGATACGGATCTAGTTAACGCACATGAACCACTCGTAGCGTTTGCAGCTTTAATAAGCGAACTAAACGTACAATTCGTAAAAGTAAATCCATTAATGTCAGTCATTGACGTGACGTAAGTACCTGTTGCGGCTTGAGCAGCTCTTACAAACTTAGAGTTACTTATAGTACCGCCAGCATATGAAAGGTTAAGCGTAAGGGCTATTTGAGTGTTTGCGGCCTCTTGTCCTACGTTTACATTAGTCCAAGTAATAGGTTGAGCTATCTCTGTTGCTACGATAGCAGTTAACACTCCCACGTTAGAAAGCGTTACAGAAAACGGCTGGTTTAAGTTCATGTACCAACCTATTGAAGCCTTGTCTATATCGATAACGCCAGCACCCGTAGTTGCAAATTCATACCTTGTTGCTAGTGTTGCGTTAGGTAAAACGTTAGCTGTTCTTGCAGCAGTTGTACAGTTAGCAAAGAATACGTTAAATATTCTTATCTTTCGCCCTGAAGGTGGGATATAGCCACCAGTCGAGTTAGTACCGTCGTGTCCAAATCTTAATAATCCAGCAGAGCTAATCCAACATACCTTTCCTCTTACTGAGTCTGTTGCTATGTTAGCTGAAGTAGCAGCAATAGAGCCTGCACATGGGTAGAATTCGTATACGCCAGTTCCAGTTCCAGTTTCTACTTCAACGCCAGCGTGGTATTGTAGTGTTCCATGTGAAGGTATCTGGTAAGTTGTTGCTCTTGTACCGTCAGTTGTACCTAGTTGAAAGTAATCACCTCTAACCTTAAATAGGTTTAGTCGGTTAACTGTACAAAGTCCAGCTTCGTCTCCAACTATCTCTAGCCATCCCTGTGTATCAGCACCAGTAGCGGTTGCTCCTATTCCAGTTAAAGCACCTGCCGCATAAGCTACAGAGTTCCACTGTCTAATTTTAATAAACCCGTCAGCAGGCATAGCACTTCCAGCCGTAGTTGGTGCTACTGCTAAAGTGTCGTACACACCGAGTAATATGCCTGAAGCACTTCCTTGAGATATTGTTGTTCCTATAGCAGGGACGTTTCCTGTACCTGTATTGTAGGGTATTAATCTTACTAGTGTTGAGTTAATTTCACACGTTCCACCTAAAGTAGCGGATAGTGTCATGTTACCCCATGAAGAAGATGTAGTCTGGTTTGTACCGTAACGAGAGTCTTGGTCTATAGTTAAGTAGCCACCGTTAACGTTATAAACATCACCACCAGTTTTACCCGCTAGTGAGTCTATGTTTACAGGAGTTGTAATAGTAAAAGTAGCCATTAAACAGAAATTTCCTCAACAGCCAGCACTCCATCGTCAATTGACAGGCTTACGCTACCGAGGTCGATAAGCTCTCTTTCTGCTACAGTAGTGTCAGCTTTACTTATATAGCCAGAAGCTTCTATTTGTTCAATAGCTTCAGCTTCAAGTTCGCGGTCTAATGTTACGAAAACTCCTATTTGCGTTTCATAGGTAACGTGTCTAGTCGCCATTAGTTTTCCTCCTAACTGTCTGACGTTCTGATAGCAGTAGTTGAACCGCCCGATGTACCTAACGTACCTGTTGTTTCGAATGGTTTTACTGGTGTTCCTCCGCCATTTCTAACTCGAATGAATAACGTTCTGTCTGTTGAGTAAACCGAAGTAAACGATTCACTTGTTGATGTAGCAGCTTTATCTATGTAACTGATAAAGATATTTCCACCGGCAGGTGCGTTATTTGTAGAAAAATCGTGAGATGTTATTGTAAATGTTGATCCAGACCATGATGAGTACGGATGTCTTGTATAAGTTCCGTCAGCACGCTCTAATCTTATTGTACCAGTTGCGGGCGTGTCTGTCGGAATTGATGTAGAAGACACTACTGATGTAACTGATGAGCCAGTGATAGCCGATGTGTGTACCATCTGGTTGTAATCGATATTAGATGAATCGTTATTGGTAACTAGAACTCTGTCGCCAACAACTAATCCTGCTACCGTAAATGTTACGTAGTTAGGTGCTTGTTTTTGAGTGTTAGTTAGGTCAAACACTTTGTCAGAAGCAGAAAGGTCAAGAGCTTCTACACCTAGACCGTAAGAACCAATTAGTGAAGAACCTGTCGATGCACCAACGAAAGGTGTTGAAATTGGGCGTTCCGTAACAGTAACGTTAACGGTATTTGTAGCACCAGAAGTTCCGCCAGTAATTGTTTGGTTGTCAGTAGGAGCTACGCCCGTTAGCAACTGTATCCATAGTTTAGTACAGCTTGTTGCTGTTGCGTTATTACGTGCTAGTAGTTGTCCTGTACCACCGCTCCAAGAAACCGCTTCTACTGCGCTCCAAGTACCCGAACCACCGTCAACTGTTATTTCGTGTGTAATACCTCTAAATAATTCACCACTTAGTCCATATAGAGTTGAAGCTGAACCGTCCCTTGATAGCCACTTAGTTCTTTCGTAGAACTGGTTAATAGTATACGTATCACGATTCCATTCAGAGTAGTAGTTTTCTGGTGTACCGTTGTTGTCAACGTCTATTGATCTATAGCCTTCGGTATTTGTTATACCAGTCCAGCCAGCTACCGTACCTGCTGAAGTAGTGTTGTTAAGGTCGTCAGAAGTGTTAATAGCAAGTACGTTAATACCTCTCGAAGTACCGTTAACCTTGAATTCGCCGTATGTTTTACCAAATACACGTGAAGTAGCTACAATTCTTCTACCGTCTATGTCAGCACCACCAGTTCGTACTTTTAACATGAACCTGTGTGAAATACCATTAGCAGTATCAGCATTTAAGCCACCACCAGAGTTCCACCAGTCGTCAGCTAACACTGCACCATTTTGAATAATTTGAATTGCGGCAGTAGTACCGATGTTCTGTATACCGTCATATATAACGTCACCGCCCGATTGTATTATAGAACCGTTGTATATGTGTTCTGCGGCTGTATCGTCAATATTAAATCCGTTAATAAGCGTTATGATGTTATCAGTAGAACGCTCTGAAGGGTTTGATGAAACAATGTCTAGTTCGTCGTCACCAGATGCTGCTTCTTGGTCGGCATAGTCTTGAAGTGCGCGGTGAAGCTCGATAACAGTAGCATAAGATGGCGAACCGACACCGTGATCAGTTCCAATATACCTAATATTTCCTGTTTGGCGGTCAATCGACCAGTCGGTAGAGACAAATGACATTTATGTTTTCCTGTTTTAAGCTTGTTACTTTATTACTTTATTAATGTCTTAAATGGCGTAATACGTCAATAACTTCTAGTTGAAGGTATTAGCGTATGTATCAAATGTAGGAGTACCGCTAGGGTCTGAAGTGCTATCAGTGTATACAGAACCTATACCGCCAGTACCTTTAGCAAATTCTAAGTAACCTGTTGATAGCGTTTCTCTTTGTATGTACCAGTTACCGTCTTTGTCTTCGTAAAATGCGTATTCGTAAGTAGCGGTTAGCGAATCACCGTGGTACTTATATTTATTAGTAGGTCTTTCGTTAGGGTTAGAAATTAGTACTACTTGGTTGCCGTCTACCATTACTGTTGGTAGTGGAGTACCACCCCCGCCACTTCGACTTGCCCAATCGTCGTCATCGTATACTAGTCTTTGCCCTACTTTGCGTACTCGCCTAACTGGAATATACTCTGAAGCGTCTTGCTTACCTTTGTATGTTTCGACATTTACTTTTGCTATAAGCTCTGACAGTCCTTTACATAGAGCTTCTATTGTCGAAGTTGTTTCGAGCTTAAGGCTTTCTACTGCTTTTATAAATTTAGTAGTTTGTTCGTTATCTACTATTTTTATTTCAGCTTTTGGTGTTGGAGTACTTTTTAATCCAGCTTCTATTCCGGCTGTGACTGATTTTTGTATATCGTCTATGTTATCAACTTTAAGAGTCTTTGGAACGTCTAAGTTACTAAGTACACTAACTAGTTTTTCTATTGACTCTAGGTTATCCAAAGTAATGGTTTTAGGAATGCCGTTAGTAGCTGAGGTGTTTTCTTTAAGTACACTAACTAGTTTTTCATAGCCAGTTAACTCTACGGTTTCAGGAATTTGAGGAATATCTATTTTAAAGTTAGATACGGCTGTTTCTAGGTTACTAACAGTGTCACTAAAGCTATCAATTTTTTTTAACTCGTTAACTAGCTCTGTAGTATCAACAGATATACTAACTCCTAGAGTTTCTTTGAGTTCGTCTAGTAATTGTTTAAACTGAACAGCATAATTGTGTAAATCGTTATTTTTAGTCGATTTCTTTTTTAGCTGTAGCTGTTTGAGTTTTTCTGCCCTACTCTTCATCGCCGACTCCTAGATGTTTCTCTAGGGCTTTGATGTACGCCTTGTCTTCAGTGTGTTTGCTACGTAATTGTTTATTAGTCTTGGCGTTTTCATCTATCATAGCCTCTAGTTCTTTTATTCTTTCAGCTTGTTGTATGGCTAAGTTAGATAGGTCTTGTTGGTGAGCCTTTGCGCCTTTAACAACTGGTATTAATACACAACGGCAGTGAGGGTGTACTGGAGGGTTTCCGTCTTGGAAGCCACTCTTGTCAGGTGTGTAAAACTCGCTACCTAGACCGACAATTTTACCTGAATGAGGTAAACATGTAGGACATGCGCCAGGAGCTAATAACCATTGCTTAGACTCTACTACGCCCGATTGAATAAAGGCATCTTCTGCTGCCATGTTAGAAGCTCGCATTATTTCTGTTCTAGTAATACGTTCTGCTTGCATTTTAGTATAGTCGCTAAACTTAGAAGCTAGAAGTGTTCGTATTTCAGGAATAGAATTACCATTTTTAATTCCATCAGAGATAATTTGTGCCATTACGTCAGCGTCTGTAGTTAACATAGACTGAGCAAACTTAAGTACGTTTTCTTTAATGGCTTCTTCTATAGCAAATGGCATGTATGTATCTTCTACGCCAAGTAGGTTGTAAGCTTCTTGTCCTGCTAGTGTAAGCTGTTGGATTAAGATAGGTGTTAGGTCTATTTGTGCTCTTACAATGTATTGTTCGCTATCGAATAGCTCCTTGTTTTTAACAAGTGTTTTAAGTTTTTTGTTACTTATTTCATCTTCTAGGTTAGTCACAGCGTCTTTTTGAATGTCATTTAAGATAAGTGTTATTTTATCTTCGAATTGTTTTTCGAAAGTACCAACTAACTTTATTTGCTTTTCGTAATAGCTATTTACTACATCATCGGTAAAGTGTGGAGTAATTGTATTGTTGTTTTCAACTTTAACAGCTACTTTTTTCTTCTTGCTAAGTATTTCAATAGCCTTGTTTTTAACAGTTCTGTTAATCTTAAGCTTCTTGTAAACACCACGTCGTCTTAATATGTGTTGAATGCTCATGTGCCTTAATGACGATGGAATGTTTTTGTTGTTGTCTTGTTGGTCGTTAGGCTTAGCAGGTGATATAGGTTGTTCTTCGGGTTTGTTTGGGTAACTAACGCCAGCAGTAGGAGCGTAAATGTCTCCGCCTTCTACAGCGTCATATCCAACTTTTTCTCTAGCTTCGTTAACTGTTATAAGTCCAGCGTTCTTTAGAGCTACAGCATCGCTAATGTCATCACTAATGCTTTCAGGTATTGGACTCTTATACCCAAGTATTAGATTATCGCCAAATAAAGGTACAAAGAATTCATTAAGAGTGTTAACGATTGAATCCATGTCTGGCTTTACCGTTCCAGTTAGCCAAGCAATATGTGAGCTTTCGTGTGACGCTCTGTTAACGTCGTCAATAATCCCTAAAGAAGCCTTAGTGTTACCGAAACCAATCATTATTTTGTCACGATACCATTCTAGCAATGGTAAGAACTCCATATCCTTATTAGAAAATCCAATAGGAGCTGGTTTTAGTCCGTTACCAAATATCATTGTAGTAAAGGCGTTTCTAGCACCAGAATACATAGCACGTAATTCTGCACGTAATCGCTTTAACTGGTCTTGTGTAATCTTAGCGTCCGTAGTTAGAACGAAGTTACTAATAGCACCCTTTTCAAAGAAGTTGCGTTGGGTTTCGTTAGTAAGATTGTCTGTATCTATAGAATCAGCAATAGCCTCAACAGCACCATAGCCCCTAAATGGGTTCTTTGGGTTAGGTTTCTTAAAGTGAATTATTTCGTCGGGCTGGTAAATACGTGTAACTTTTTTCTTGTCGATAACGTCTTCGTATTTGTATTCCTTAATTAAGTCTCCGCCTTTAGCTGGATCTCCTAATACTAACTCAACTTTGTCAGGAGGCAGAATGTATATGTTATTAATCTGACCCTTGTTGTCTTTATCAAGTAGCCAAAAAGCATCACCGGTTAGCTTTTTGTGTGATTGTGTTGTATAAATGCCATCTGATTTCGTAGTACGTGAATTAAACCTGTCTAGTACGTCTAGTAATGGATGTGTATCTACAGCTTCATACACAATGTCTCCACCACGTATATTGATACTAAATAGTTCAAATTCTAAGCCCGATACTTCTTGAGCAATAACATCGTTATTTCGGTAGACCCACTCTTTGTTTGCTTCTAGTATCTTTTTAGAAACAGTTTTTTCAGTAGACAGTCCAGTTCTTGAGAACGATAAAAGCCCACCAACTACATCATATGTTTTTTTAGATGTTTTAGGTGCGCTAATTTGTATTATTGAGGGTTCAGCTTTGGCAGTCTTAGCGTCTTTGCCTGTTTTGATTTCACCTACAATTGGTACTTTTATTTTCATTTAATCCTCTTCATCAAAGAAGTCGTCATCTCCCGGCCAGTAGTTTTCAACTTCGTCTTGCTCATTTTTTTGAACGGCTCTTTCTTTTTCGTTACTTATACTAAATATTTGAGGCATCGCACCTGCAAAGTACTGAGCAAACGCCCACTCAGCTAACGCCCAACTGTCACAAAAGTCATCATGTGCATCAGGGTTATCTGGATGGTGTGCTGATAATAGCTGTCCTTTGTATTCTTGCTGAAGATCTAGCATTTGTTGTCTAAATCTCTCTCCTTGTTTTGTATCTAATTTAGGGGTGGTAGTCAACAACTGTTGTATTGAAACTTTTAGATTTTTGTACATTGCGTCCTTAGACTGTGCACTAAATTTAACTCTATAAAGACCTGAGTTTTCATCTTGCCATTCTGTGTGAGCTTCAAACATGTCAGGCATAAAGTCACCCTGTCCTGTAGAGTCTACTGCTAATGCTACTACGTTGTAGTTATTTAAAAAGTCTTTAATTATATCGAATTGGTTTTGGTAGTTCTCACCCTTAAGCTCTAGCCAGTTTAGTATTTCCTTTTTACGTGAGTACTCTTTAGTTTTACCGTCAGGTAGTACACGTTCTACATATTCTCCTGTATCTCTTAAAATAGTAACAACTGTGGTGTCGGGGTGTTTTGCAGTGTCAATTCCAGCAAAACATTCTCCTTTTTTGTAGTGATACGTAGGCTTGCGGTCTTTGTCTTCGATTGCTTCAAGCATCTCCATAGTACAAAACTGCCCAGTTCCGATTTGCCACTTACCGAAATATTCACGTTGGATTTCGTCAGCGTCCTCACCTTGCTTTTCTATGTCCTGCTTAACACTTTGTTCGTAAATAAGGTGTCTTGCATCGCCAGTTTGTTCGTAGGTTTTTCTACGTTGTGGAGCTACTTCGTTAAAGTAAGCTTTAAACGTTTGATTTGTTTGGCTTAATCTATAGAAGTGACATATTTGCGTTCCAGCCTTACCTATGTAAACACGGGGAGCATTTGTTGTCTTACCCATAGGCCATATAGAGTGTTGTACAATTTCGTCATTAGCCACCTGTGCCTCATCAATGATAATTAAGTCTAGTGTAAGACCTTCAATCTGTGACGTTTTGTTAATTGGGGCAATGGCAGCAGAAGAACCATCAGGCATAACTAACTTACGAGCATTTTCTTCTTCCTTAATGTATTTTTCATCGTCTCCGCTAATACTAAATAGAGTCGCTTTAGCCTGACGTAATGAATTACGCATAATGCCATAGGAAATCTTAGCCTGGTCTGTTTGTGCTGCAAAAATACCTATGCGTATAGGTCTGTTAAACATTCTAGGTAAAAAAGTAAGTATGAACTCGCCAGTGTGTCCAACTGCGTATGTTTTTCCTGCCTGCCTAGAAATCTCAATAGCTATTTCTACCTGCTTAAGTCGCTTAATTTCTTCTTCAGATGCGTTAGAAGTGATTTTTAAGTTATCTAGTAAAGCAAGAATAATAGCGTCCGATATCTGTTCCTGATATGGATAAAAGACTATTCCATGCTGAGACTTTAAGTGGTCAGCTCTAAGTTTGCGTATCTTGTCGAGCATCTTTTTCTAATTCAATATCTTTCTGTATATCTTTGTTACTTAGTGCATATTGAGCTAGGATAGCGTCAACTGCGTCGCCTTCAAACTCGTGTATTTGTTTAGTACCATAGCCATGTTTAGCTAGCCATTCAGCCCATTGTTTGTCGCCACTCATAGCCTTAAGAATTGCAGTTCTAATAATTGCCTGTATTGGAGCACCTTTAAACTGAGTAGTGTTTCCGTCCTTACCAATTACTGAAGCTGTAAAGTCAGGATCAGTAAGCATGTTCTGTATGTGAGTAGATAGATTTACAGAACCTTTGGGTCTACCATTAGGGTTTCGTACTTCGCCTGGCTTTATTTTAGAGTCTTCGAAACTACTGCTCATCTCCGCTATCCTCTGTTACGCCAGCAAGATAGTCAGCACTCATTAGTTCAAGTGCGCGACCTTCTCCACAGTCGTTATCCACTTTGATTTTATTTATAGCTTTCATAATGATTTCGTAAGCATCGTTGCCAACTACTACCTTAAATGTCTTAATATCTCCGTCAAGCTTGTCTTGCGGTTCTTCATTTTTGTATTGATCAAAGTCAAACTTAGCTAACGATTCGAATTCAGCTATTTCTTTGTCAGAATAGGGAAGTTCTACAGCGTCAACGCCATAAGCCTCTACCATACCGTTTACAAGATAGGCTTCTGTAATTCTTTCGAAAGGTACTTGTTGTTGATACCAGATTGTTAGCTCTTTAGCTTCTTTGTCGTCTACTACGCCTTCGTTATAAACATACACTTTTTCATAGCCAAGCTCTTTTGCTGCTGTATAGCGTTGTTGTCCATCGATGATTTCGTAGTAACCTGTTTTTGTTGGGTGCTTACGTACTACAATTGCACCTCTTAGTCCTTTTTTAAATACACTATCAAGAACTTTTTTGTATTCTTTAGTATCTTTTTCTTTTGGATTCCAAGTATTAGGAATTACTTTTTCTATATCTACTTCTTTTAATTTGTTTGGCTCAAAATCTACTACTGCCATATTACGCCCCTTTTACTCCATAGGTTAGTTATTTCTTCTTGTATTTTTACAAAGTGAGGTATCTCCCTTCTTAATATCATATCACGATGACCGTTCTTTGCGCCCCTAGACAATGCGGACGTATGTTCTTTGGTGAAATGATGTCCGTGTCCATAGATTACAGCCGCTTTCCAGTTAATAGAGTCAACAGAGTAAAACGGATACCTTTCTAGTAATGGAACAGCAGTTGCGGCTAATCCGTGTGTTTTATAGTTGGCTTTTAAGTTGCTGTATACTTTATCCAACCACAGCATTCTACGCTGTTTGCTACTGTCGTTAGCTGGACTAATGGCAATATAATCAGTTTCGTTTTTAAATATTTCTAAATATTCAAAGTTATCGTCTTCGTGGAATACTGGCAATGGGTTAATACCGTTCTTTTTAAAGAATAAATAGTTATCAAGCCCGCCCTTACAAGCTTCTTCTGCTTCTTGTGGCGTTGGCTTTCTGCCACGTTCGCCCGGTATAACATCTAGGTTAATAAAGTGTATTCGCTCACTTCTAAATGCTAATATGTACTTATAAAAGCTTAGTAGGTCATCACGACTCATGCTTTTGCCTGAGTTCCAAACAGAAAATGCTCCACTATCTACAATAATGTCAAAGTTTTCAAATAGTTTTATAGACCGTACAGCATCTTCAGCAGACTTACACGCTGCATAGCTTAATAGAACAGCGCCTGTTCCGCCTGTTTCTATTAATGGAGTTTGTTCGTATTTATTATTTGGTTGATAGCCTAAATAATACTTCACTGCCTTTCAAACCGATAGATGTCGTACTGAGCGACTAAGTCAGACTTGTCGAATCCGTCTCGTACGTATTCTGAAACTGGTTTAATTGCTATTCCACCACGCTTTGTAAAGTCGCCAATGACACGTAAATACTTCGGATTAAGTACACTAACTAGGTCGTTAGCAATTTTATTTACGCAATCCTCGTGAAAACCACCGTGGTTTCTAAATCTAAATAGATAAAGCTTTAGGCTCTTAGATTCTACGCCTAGCTTATCTGGAACATATACAATATCGATGCTCGCAAAATCGGGCTGTCCAGTCTTAGGACACAAAGACGTAAACTCGTCAGTCTTAAACCCTACTACTTGATCTATACCGCTGTATTCAACATATGGAAACGTTTCAAACTGTGAAGCGTCTGGATTGTCGTACTCATATTTAGTATTTTGGCTACCTAAGTTTTTTAAATGTTCTGCGTTGCTCATATTACTCCTTAATTAGCGACATTAATTCAGCTCTAGTTTCGTGTTCGTCTTTAAAAGCACCTATTAGCTTACTTGTCGTAGTTTGTGTATTAGTTGTTTTAACTCCACGCATTTCCATACAGAAATGTCTAGCAGTAAGAATAACTGCCACCCCTTGAGGTTGTAGTTCTTCGTTTAGTTTGTTTGCAACTTGCGAAGTAATGCGTTCTTGGTTCTGTAGCCTACGAGCATAGTGCTGTACGGCTCTCGCAAGCTTGCTTAGTCCTACTATTTTACCGTTAGGAATATAAGCTACTGTAGCTGTTCCAAAAAACGGTGCCATATGGTGTTCACACAAGCTAAAGAACGGAATGTTTTTTTGTACAATCATTTCGTCATAGCCTTCCGAGCTAAATACTGTAAAGTTAAACTCGTCTGGACTTAAAAACTCTCTATAAAACTTCGCTACTCTTTTTGGTGTGTCCTGTAGTCCTTCTCGAGTTGTATCTTCTCCAAGTGCTTCTAATAATAGTTTAACTGCCTCTTGTGCTTTCTCTGTTTCCATTTTAATCCTTTGTTATGTATATTAAGTTTTTAAAGTAATACACATTATGTAATACTGTTGGTTTGTCTAAGTTGATATAAGTAATTCTGTTTTTGTTATTCATTGCTTTTTTGTGGTCGAAAGAGCTAAAACGCCAGCTTTTAAAGTCAGGCGTAATAGAAACATATAAAGGAAAGTCTTTACTTCCAATAATTAAATGGTTGTCTTTAATCATCCAAAAAGCAAACACATAGTCATCGTTATCGTATTCTTCCCACTTATTTTTGCCTAAGTCAGATGTATTAGTTTCGAACGTATTAATAAAGCTACGTAAAAGGTAGGCACTATCGACAGTATAATTTCCAACGTCTAGTGAGCTTTTTTGTAGCTCTTTATAACGTTTTTCGCCAATAATACCATTCATAGCAAAGTTCCAGCCATCTAATACGATTGGATATGTATCCTGTGAGCTATTTGTAGCCAGTCTGGTGTGATATAAGCGTACTTTTGGAGTTGTATACTCTACTAGGTCTTTACCACGCTTAAAAGCCTTCTCCGTTTGTTCAGCAACCCAATCGTCACTATGTATTGCGTCTATTTCTCCAAATATTGCACACATTAGTTTGTGTTTACTCCATATGTTTTAGGGTCTTCTAGCCCTACACGTTTAAATGCTGCTATTCTGTCACCACACGTAGGACACGTACCACAGTCGTTACCGTTATAGCATGTCATTGTTTTAGTGTAGTCAACACCAAGTTCAGTACCAATAAGTACTAAGTCAGACTTACTCTTGTCTACAAACGGTGCTTCAACTCTAATTTTAATCTTACGGTTAAGGGCAAATACATCACTTAGTTTATTAGTGAATTCAGTAGTTGTGTCCCAATACCCAGAGTACTCGTCATGCTTTTGTGCGCCGTAGTATATAACTTCAACGTTATTCATTTCAGCAATAGTTGCCGCAACGGTAAGCATAATCTGGTTTCTAAAAGGTACATATGTAATTGGTTGTGGGTCGCCAATAACTTCATCAAGTGTAGGTACTTCAACGTCACTGCCAAGCAATGCACTTGTAGAAGCTACTTCTCTAAATATTGGCTGTAGATTAATTACAGTGTGTTTAATGCCTAGATTGTTACAGTGCCATTTAGCATACTCGAGTTCTATAAGTTGCTTTTGCCCGTAATCAAACGAAACAGCTTGTATGCCATCCGAGTACTTGTTTAAGTAATAAAGTAGCGTGGTAGTATCTAGCCCACCAGAGTAAATTAAAATGCCTTTATTATACTTTGTTTCCATTAGCTTCCTACAACCTCTCCATCTTCCCATTTAAATTCATTGACAGGCAAATGTGTTTTACAACCTGCACAATATGTAGCTCCATAAAACTTTGGGTCACGTGCGTATGTTTCAGCTAGTGCTGTACCCATTTTTGTAGCAACTCCACAGGCGTTACCTGTTCGTCCATGTTTAGACATATCCGTAGGGTCTATTTCGTGTCCGTTCACGCCGACGTGAATGTATGTAAAACGCACTGGTCTAACAAAACCCTTAGAGCGTTCTTCTTCACTAAGCACTAGGTAGGCTTTTTGTTGCCCAGTTTCGTCAGTAACTTTTAAGTCAGGGTTATTTCTGTCAGTAGTTATCATACGCCTCTTTTTGCACCCCATACAATTACATGTAATCTAGTAGTTATGTTAAAGTTATGTTCCTTAGCAAACTCAACTAAGTCTCTTTGTCTTGTTTCAACTTCTTCGGGTGTACGTCCTTCGGGCATGATGTAGACTCTATGTGGAGGTATTCGGTATTTATCAACAAGTGCTAGTACTTCGGTTATGTCGTCTTCACCCTGTAATACAAACTTAAAGTCTGCTTGTGGTATAGCTACGAAAGCTTCCATAGCTTCGGGTACGTCTCTTTTGTTTTTAGCGTTGTTACTGTTTAGCAGCTTAGGGCTTACATTAAACTGGTTAACACGCTCTACTAGTTCGGGCTTAGGTACAATAGTTCCGTTAGTTTCTATTTCTAGCCAGTAATCAGGGTCTACTTCTCTTAGTGTGTCTATTAAGCTTATAACACCTGACTGCTGAATAAGTGGTTCGCCACCAGTAACAACCAAACGCTTACAATTATATCCAGTAATTTGATCAACAGCTAAACCCACATCTATCCGTAGAGTTTGTTCTGCTCTATCGTATTTAACGCCAGTATCGTGTTCGTAGTCCTTATCACTCCAGTTCCACGTATACGGAGTATCGCACCAAACACACTGTAGGTTACAGCCACTAAACCTAGCAAACACAGACGGTTCGCCCATGTGCCTTCCTTCACCCTGTACGGTATGAAAGATTTCTGGCTGTCCTTCCATGTTTGCGAAACGTAAATCTTTGCCAACAGCAAGAGGTAATCTTCTTCTATTCATAATCTACTATTTCCTCTAATATTCCACCTAGTTCGGCAATGATAAGAAAAATACCAGCCCAAACGATAATTGGCTGGTTAGCACCTAGCATAAATATATAAGCAATAATACGAAGGATTGACTTTATAAAACTAACGCTTTTGTGATTAAGCACGATATACCGCCCAACTTGCTCTTTCAGCACCTTTATATCCTTCACATACAGAAACTTGCTTTACATTGATTGCTAACTCATCGTGTACTAAATCAGCTATAACTTTAGCTAGGTTTTCTGCTGTAGGTTGTACGTCAATATTCATTTCAGCTAATACGTCATTGATATATCGATGGTCAAACTTATCAATAATGTTTTTAATTGCCTTAAAGTCTACTACCATACCAGCACCATTTAGATTTTGTGCTTCAGCTTCGACTACTACGGCATATGTATGACCATGCAACCTTGCACATGCTTTAGTTACTAGGTCTGGACTGTCCTTTAACTGGTGTGCTGCGTCAAAGAAATGCTTAACTACTAATCCGTTCATACTTCTCCTTCTTTATTCTCATGGTATCACTAAAGAGAACGAAGTTGCAACACAACTAAAAAAAGACCACGATGTTAGGGCTGTGGTCTTTCTAGGATAGGCAAGGATTCCCGCTTTTCCACCTTGCAATGTGGGCGTACTTGCTCCCCACCGTTACGTGTAGGCTCATAGCTCCTACCGCATGAGTGAAAGCGTCGGCAATACGACTTATATAGCGTCTATTCTGCCACTATCTGTTGGCAGTTGATACTTACAGTTCGTTTCCTAGTTTGTAAGCAACTCTTAGCTCGTCAGTACCAATTTCTACTTCTTTAACTGTTTTTTTATTAGTACGTTTGTCATGTTTGTGATCGAGCGATTGTCCTTCTTAGCTAACTTCACTATTTCATTATAAAGTTCAGCCTTTACTCTTATCATCATGTGTTTGGGCTTGTTTTTCATATTACTAATTATCAAAGAAAAACACAAGCCTTACGTCTAATACGTCAGGACGCTTTAATAAATCTCTTACCGATTCTACGCTTTTAAAAAACGTATCGCCTACAGAATCTCTGTAGGTTTTTTGCCATTCAACTTGCGTATAGTAGTGTTTACCCTTTTCTATGTAGCCTTTGGTTTCTAGTTCTTTCATGTATTCTTTACGTTCTAGAACCCTGTCCATCAACTCGTTACTGATATGTTCTACTTTTCCACCGCTTACCATACCTGACCAAGAATTAGGGTGTCCTTTTTCTTTAAAGACTTTGTACTCTAAAGGGCTAACATAGCCACGGTGTTTAGTAACTTGATTCCAGTCGTAGCTATCTAATTCATCTAGTGTTACCCACGAATGGCTATGTCCGTCTACCCCATAGTTATCGACAAGTTGTTTATAGTCTTTACTTACGTCTTCTGGCAGTCCCCTAGGATCAAAGATAGGATTAAATCCGTCACCAGTATCAACACCCGCAAAACCCCTACCGTTTCGCACATCAGCTAATATAGCAAACAAATCATAGTTTCTGCCTTGATACGGATGTTCTGTTAATTGTGAGTTAGATTCCCAGTCGTCTCCATCTTCGAATACCGACAATGTTGAAGTGTCATCTTCACGGTAATAAGCGTCTTTAAAAATACGTCCAGCTAAACGCCATTCAGGTTTTGCGTCTGGATTCTTATACTTCTTTTTTATTTCTGCGTACATATGAATATCACATCCCATAATAGTTTCCTTTCAGTTTAATATTTAGTTAGTGTTAACTTTTTATAAGACTATCAAACGCCTTATTGTGTTTTTCAAATTGTTGATTGAAATACTTTTTAGTTTTATTTGCTGATACCCAGCCGACTATAAAGCCCAAAGTAGAATATACAAAGAATGCACACGCCCAAGGTATAACAACTTTTTTTGCTGTGTTTTTTCCTATTGCTTCAAATATGAACAGGCTCATAAACAGTACTGCTAGTGATGAGTAGTGTAGAAAGTCAGTAACTGTTCTCCATTTTTCAGCTTCTTGTTTTGTAACTAGTTTAGTGCTAGTATCTTTCATATTTTCTCCTTATCGCTTAACTCATTTTCACTATTTATAGCTCCAAAACTTACTGCTAGATTAACTACTGAACTTTTGTTTACCCCTTGTTTAATCTTGCTTTTCATAAAGTTTATAAATGTATCTCTAGAACTTACTACTTCTGCTAGTAAGGTAACATGTTGTGGACTATTTTTAACCCAGAAAGCCTTACATACCATCCCGCCGCCTATAGCTGGTGTTAATATATCCCCGCTATCTAAGTACACTAAGTCATTGTGGGGAGATACATAGAAAAAAGCTTTATCAGATATAGCTTGTTCTAGTGGTTTTGCCATTACCTCACCACTAGACTATCTAAATAGTCATCTTTCCAGCCGTCAGTATGATCTTCTGAGCTATATAAGTTTTCAGTACCTAATGTATCCTTAAGCATGTTACCTATATTATGGACGAAAGCTACGTATTCTCCAAAATTTTTCTTTCCTTTTTCTTCGTCCCATATTCCATAGTAGTCGCCTTCATCATGAACTTCTAGCTCAAAATAGTTTTTGCTTATAGCGTCTAGTAGCTTACAAACTTTCTTATGTACTTGAAACCCAGCATAGTGTGTTTTACAAAATTGTGTAGTAGACGAGTACTTTCCACCGTTTCTGTATTCTTCGTAAATGATAAACTTACCAGCATTAACGTCGAACCCAAACGTTAAACTCTCACAGTCCTTATGAGGATGGATAGTTATTAATACTGAACGTGCGTTAGTTCTAGTACTGTTAGGTTGTTTTTTAAATGTTTGAGTTACCTCGTCATAGCTACTAGACTTTTCATATAGACTAGGATTAACTGTTTCGTCTATATTAGCTAGTATTTCCCACTTACTTAATTCAGCTACTTTCCTTATGAAGCTAACACAATCAAGAATAGTCTTTTCGTTTATGAAGGCTTTCTTGTCCTTAGCTTCGTAGTGTATAGTCAGACCCATAATTCCCCTTTCATTTTCCTATTATTAACACTAGCAGTACCTTTATGTCTTTTAAACCTAGCCTTTCTATGTAACTTACGTATGAGCTTATATTCTATACCTTTTAACAACTTAGTAGATTTCACGGCATGTTTTCTTTAAATGATGCTAGGTGTGCTACGTGTAGTGGGTCTATTGCAGGGTCTACTTCTACAAGCATAGCAGTGAGAAGTTTGGCTATAAAAGGCTCGTATTCTGGGTCTTCTCGTTCTGGTAACTCGTTCAAGCGAATAGCACAAACCATACGTGCCATAACAGCACCAAGTGAGTCGAGTGGTATTCTGTACCCTCTTTGGTAGTACTTAAGTACACGTAACATCGAGCCACCTGCGTCCTCGTTTCTAATAGGAGAACGGTAAACTAAACGCTTAGATGCAAGGTCAATATAAAATCTCTCGTCACAGAAGCTATCCCATTGTTTATCTGTAGGGTTAAAGTAAATAACTGCACAGCAACACGTAAAGTCAAAACTGTTACTTACGTCCTCTGGTTTTTCAAATACCCACCTATGTATAATTTGTACTGTAGTAAATCCTCTAATAGTATAAGCATTGTCTGTCTTGTATATATCCTTATCGGTAAAAGCAAGTTTGTTTGCTAACAGTTCTGCGTCTTCTTTAGACTTTACAAATACATCTACGTCATTAACCTTTTCGCCAGACACTATACTGCGTAAGTAGCCACCACCGACAAATACACGCTCACTCCACTCAGGGTCTTCCATGAGTTTCTTGAGGTTTTTTGGTAAGCGTCTTACTGCCCACCTTAGGTCTTGTATATCCAGCTTGTTCAATTTAAATCTCCTTTAAATCTTATAGTTAATTTTTTGGTTTGGCTCTGCTCTTTCGGTTTTCTTTATGCCAAATTCTGTCTCGCTCACGAACAGCTTCAGGGTTTCTA